TTGACATTACCTATGAAGAAGCCGGTTTTCTACGAGATACTTTTATGTCAGAGTATGGGTGTAGAGAAATCAAATTAATTCCCAACACTAGAGCTGATTTAGAAACTCAAATTCAATTAGGCAATATTACTTTTCAAAGCGTTGACCAAATTGTAAATAGCTCGTTGACTGCAATTGAAAGCACTCAATATGATCGTACATTGTTGTTAGACATCTATCGAAACTTATAATGATCAAAATTAAATCAGTTACAGCAAGAAATTTTCTCAGCATAGGCAATGTCACACAAAGTGTAAACTTTGATCGTGCTGATCTTACCTTGATTCTAGGCGAAAATCTCGATCTTGGTGGGGATGATTCTGGTGCTCGTAATGGAACTGGTAAATCTGCATTATTAAATGTAGTCAGTTATGCTTTGTATGGTGCAGCATTAACCAATATCAAAAAAGACAACCTAATCAATAGAACCAATGATCGAAACATGTTGGTTACTGTGGAATTTGAAAAGGACGGACAAGAGTACAAAATCGAGCGTGGACGGCGACCCAATGTATTAAAATTTTATGTGGCAGGACAACAGCAACAGGCCACAGACGAAAGTCAGGGCGACAGCAGAGAAACACAAACTGCGATCGAAAAACTGTTAAGCATGAGTCATACCATGTTTCAACACATAGTGGCCTTGAACACCTATACTTTACCGTTTCTAAGTCTTCGTGCCAATGAACAGCGTGAAATAATAGAACAATTGTTAGGTATCACGCTATTAAGTGAAAAGGCTGATGCTGTCAAAGAGCGTATTCGAAACAGTAAAGATGCTATTCAACAAGAAGAAGCCAATATTCGTGCTCAAATTGATGCTAATCGTAGGATTGAAGAACAAATTGCTGCGTTACAGCGTAGACAAACACTATGGCTACAAAAGCACGATCAAGACATAGAAGAACTACGATTGGCTTATGATCAGCTGAACCAAATCGACATTGACCAAGAAATTGCTGCACATCAAGCATTGACCAAATACAGCCAACAGCAGCAACAGATATCTAGTATAAATTCCGAAATACGCAGGTTAGAAACCGATATCAATCGTGAACATCGTCTGTTAACCAAGCTAGAAAACGAAATCGCTGAATTAGAAAATCATCGTTGTCATACCTGTGGGCAGGATTTTCACGATCATAAACAAACATTGTTACTAGACGAACGGCGACGCGATCGCATAGAAAGCGAGCGAACTATTAGTCTAGCCGAGAATGAATTAAAATCACAACAAGATCAGCTGACTGCTATTGGTTCGTTAGGCCATAGACCACAGGTCTTTTACGATCGTGAAAGCGATGCTATTGAACATCGAGCTACTCTAGCCAACCTACAGCAACAGATCATAGCTAAATCTGCCGAAACTGATCCTTATCAAGAACAAATCAATGACATGCGAACTGCTGCTTTAGCTGTGATCAGCTATGATCGTATAAATGAACTAACTAAGTATCGCGAACATGAAGAATTTTTGTTAAAGTTACTGACTAATAAAGATAGTTTTATTAGAAAAAAAATTATTGATCAGAACCTAAGTTACTTAAATACAAGACTCAGTTATTACTTAGAAAAGATTGGATTACCGCATCAAGTAGTGTTTCAGAATGATCTTAGTGTGGAAATTACCGAACTAGGTCGTTCATTGGATTTCGATAATCTTAGTCGTGGAGAGCGAAACCGATTAATTCTAAGTTTAAGTTGGGCATTTCGTGATGTTTACGAAAGTTTATATCACAAAATGAATTTGCTGTTTGTGGACGAATTAGTTGATTCGGGACTAGACAGCTCGGGTATGGAAAGTAGTCTAGCCATACTTAAAAAGATAAGTAGAGATACTAACAAGAGTGTTTGGTTAGTTAGTCATAGAGATGAACTGGTTAGTAGAGTCAGCAACATACTAAGAGTAACTAAACAGCATGGTTTCACTACTTATAGTACAGATTTAGAAGTTTAATGGGACGAATAAAACAATATTACACAATGAACAAGATAATACGCTGTAAACAGCCACCCAAAAAACTTTTATTTAACTAAGTATACAAACGGATGCCATCAAAAAGTAAGAACAAAGGAAGTAGCTTCGAACGTGACATAGCCAAGCGGTTAACCGACTTGTTTGGCGAAAGTTTCATTCGTGTTACTAACTCTGGTGCTTATATAGGTGGCAAGAACACAACTAGAAAAGACACATTATCAGAAGCTCAAATTAGGCACAGCAAAGGCGACATAGTACCAGGACCCAGTTTTGGTCGTATGAATGCCGAAGCAAAAAGTTACGCAGATTTTCCATTTCATCAATTATTCACAGGCTCATGTCGACAATTAGACGGATGGATTGAACAGATGTTAGAGGTAGCCGACAAGGGTGATTTTAACATTCTGTTCATGAAGTTCAACCGCAAAGGCACTTACGTAGCAGTACCACATAATCAAAACTGGGACCCAACCCTTAGCTCATTTATATATAAATCTTCAAGACACCAAGTCTGGCAAATATTCGATCTAGAACAATTCCTTAATAAAAATCGAGATTCAATAGCGGCTCTTTGCCGCTGACATTATGCAACATGGTTTGGTCGGGGCTGCTCGACTCCCATTGAGACTGTATTCATTTACCGTCGGATCTTGGGTGTTGCCGGGAAAAGAAACTAACCTTAGGATTCAAATGGTTACGGCTCTGTGAAAAAGAAACAACCGTAGACTCGGATCGTGCTGCTGATTAGTGCGATTTAGGGTTCCGTTGACATGCAAAGGCTAGAGTAAGGGGGTACAGGTCAACCGCCTCCAGATATATACAAACCCGATATATCGACTCTACCAAATCAGTGGCTGATGCACTCGGATGAAGGCGTCATCATAATTTTGCCCCTAGCGGGCAAATTATGACTGAATTATCTGGATGAATGCCTTCTTTAAAGAATAAGAAAAAAGATTTCTGAGCGTGAGCGAAAGAAATAGATTTGCGAAAGCAAATCTCGATTACCAGAAAGGCATGCGTGACTCTTTAGCTATTTCTAAATTGCTTTTGATAATATTGGCTATAATTTCTCTATCGCTTTGAGTAAGCTCTAATGCTTCGGAATATGTTATTCCACCGCGCATATACCAACACATTCTAAATATTTCTTCTTTTAAGGCTTTTATCTCACGGTCATAGCCGTCAATAACAGCTATGACATCACTTTCATTATCGAGAGCTAAAAGCCTTTGGCGAAAAAATTGGCATAATCGAATGTCATACCCACATCATATTCTTCTCGGCATTCACCGCATTGCAAATGCAGCTTGGGCAATTGACTCTGGGCTAGCAACTCAGATAGTCTAGCTTGTATGCTTTTGACTACTTCATTTTCGGCATTTTTGTAAAAATCTTCTATGACTGCTTGATCTCTTACTCGCTCACCATCACCGGTTTCGATATAGTCTGTGCTATAAGCACAACTTTTTATGCCTAGATCTACTATACGATTCATACTGGCCTGTATTTGCTGTGATTTAATTTCGGCATCAAGATCTTCTCGGCCTAGAGCATCTAATATCTTTTGTTCTTCGAAGTTGACTTGATTGCCTTGGTTGACTTGAAAATACTGCTGCGGCTTTAGTTTGATTTTTAAATCTTTATAATGTATGTGGTGATTGAAGTCTAATAGATTATTTTGAAGATGATCCAGTTGTTGACCAAGGTTAAGATCGTGTTCGTTTTTTTCTTTACAGTGTGGGCACTGGCTTGAAAACGGCATGATACTACCATAGGTGGCAATTCGTATGGCAATCAACACAGCATCAACATCAATACTGGGCATGAGCCAAGCGTTTCGAATCGCCGGGCAACAACTTTGAATAACTTCAACTACACCTTGCCCATTCATTAAGGCATCGGGTGTTCTTAGGGTAATTTCATCTCGCACAGTCATGGGCATGACCCCGATTTCACCGTTTGCGGGTAATTGAATTGATTCTTCGCCCCACCAACGCCCGCTGCTGGGTAATCTAAGATAGATAGCAGGTTGTCGGTAGTACTTGGTTAAGGGACTAGTGGCTTGATTTTCCATAGATAGAAATTCCATAAATATATTGACCATGTATTTATCTAGTGGTTTTTCACTGAAAAATGACTCCTGAAGATTTTATTGCACGATTAGAACAAATTTTACAAGACCGTGGCAGTGGTGGTCCGCGTCTTGGCGGTAATATCGACGATAACATTAAAAATCTTGAAGCGTTTCTTAAACAAATCAAGCAAAATACCAGTTCATTATCTGTGGTAAATCGTCTAATTGATGGTCAACGATCAGCATTAGTTAATGTCACTCGCGAACTACGCGAACTAGACGAGCAAATCAATGCCACATCTGATGACATGGAACAAGAAAGGTTACGCGAACAGCGAAGAGAAATCGCCAGAAGCCAAGTCTATCGTAATACCGGAATCGCACTAGCTAATTTTTCACTAACCATGACCAAGTCGGCCGGGCAGATTGGTGCTTCTGTGGCAAACATGACCAATCAAATGGCTCAAGGACTACAAGGTACCGGCAGTTCGATTCAATTAGCCGGTACCTTACTCAAGACGGGTATCTCAGCATCAACACAGGTCTTGAGTGGTTTAGCTGGTGCAGTCAAGGGCGCAGGGCAAGCTCTTACGGCATTTGGTCCAATTGCTGGTGCGTTTGGTACTGCATTAAATGCATTAGGAACTGCGGCCGGTGCAGTAGTTGGTGCATTGGGATCAGCAGCTGGTGCCATTGCTGAAATATTAATTAATGAAATAGAAAAAACACAACAGAGCTTTTTTTCAGCTAGTCGAGCAGGTGCCTTATTTGCTGATGGCATGATGGGCCTGCGTACAGCAGCCACTAACGGAACTATGACTTTGTCGCAGTTTGCAGATGTTATTGCCAAGCATAGCGGAGACATTGCACAGGCTGGTCTAGGCATAACTGAAGGTGCAAAACGAATTGGTGGTGCTCTAGCAGCTGGTGGTACCAGTATGCGTCGAGAGTTGTTTAATTTAGGATTTAGTTTTGAAGAACAAGGCGGTCTAGTCGCCGAAACCATGCGTATGCTGGCAGCTAGTGGTGACCCATTAAGAATCAGTAACCGAGAACTCAGTGTTCAGACCACAGAATATGCTAGAAATGTTCGTTTATTAGCAGCATACACTGGTGAAGATCTGCGTAAAAAAGCCGACGAAGCTCGTAAACAAGAAGGTTTGTTGGCCCTGCAGGCAAAACTTGCTGCAATGGAACCAAAAGCGAGAGAAAACTTTTTACTTAAGTTTAGGTCACTTGACGAACAAAGCAGAACAAATCTCATAGAAATGATGCAGTTTGGCGGCATTATTAACCGTCGTGGTGCTGCAATGGCAGCAACATCTGAAGCATATAACCAACTACAAAGACGAGCTCTCCGCGCTCTCAATGACGGTAATGTACAAGGTGTTGCCGGCATGGAAGCTGTAATGGCTCAAGGAAAGTCCGCAGTAAGAACCAGTTTATTATCCCAAAAGGCATTCGCTGATGCACAAATTGCCGGTATTGGTGGGTTGGTTGGTGATGTAGCATCGGGATTTGGTGACTTCTTACAGTATCTAGCTCCTAGAGATCCCGAATCCTTAAAAAAGGCCGAAGAAAATGCCAAACAAGCAGAAAAAACACAAAATTCATTTAACAGTGTAATATTTGCTTTTACAGAATTAGTACAACAACTAAAGATTCGATTTGAAGGCGAGCTAACTAACATAATTCAAAGTGTTTTAGATTTTGTGCAAGGACCATTAATAGGATTAACTCGACAATTTACAGAATTGTATAATACCATGCAACAGTCGGGCGGATTATTAAAATGGTTAGAAGGACAAGCAGCACAGGTTAAAGAACAAGTTACAGATACTGCACGACAAGCAGCCGGTGCAGCCGGAGCTGTTACTGTTGGCTCCTATGGTTTACAAGCAGGGTTAGCCATTGGTACTGCCGTTGCACCGGGCATTGGTACTGTGATTGGCGGGGTAATTGGTACTGTACTAGGGGGGTTAGTTGGGTATTTTGGGGGTAGAAGTCTAGTTCCTGATGCAAAACCCGCAAAAGCAGTTGACCCTAATACTTTAATGGGTTATCAAAGTCCTGAATCACAAGCTCGTGCAGTAGGCGGTCCTGTGCAGCCTTTTCAAACTTACTTAGTAGGCGAGCGCGGTCCAGAAATGCTGAAAATGGGTTCAAGTTCCGGCGAAGTGGTTAGCAACGCCGCACTTACTACCGGGGCAGGATCTGCTATGAACATGGACATTCGTTCGGTTTTACAAGATATATTGTCACAAAATAAAATCTCTAATGAGCTAGCACAATTACAAATGCGTCAAATAGATGAGTTAAAGTCAATTAATCAACACATGCTCAATAACTCTTACACCTAAACTAGTTGCCTATAAATAAAGAATATTGGAATAATTCATGACTTGGCGCAAATATTTTAAAACTCCGAATTCGGCATCATTGAGTCCACTTAGTGCTGTTTCTGCACAATCTGACTCAGCAAGCCCACCGGCCTATCGCAATTATCAAAGCAATTTGCCCGAAGTCTACACTGGTCATCCCAACAGGATTGAGCGTTATAACCAGTATGAACAAATGGACATGGACTCTGAAGTCAATGCTGCACTAGATATT